TTCACAAAACAAAGGTGGTCAACAACGCGAGCGTATTGATTACACCAAAATTTTCTTTAAACCTAAAGCGGGTAAGTACCAAGTACGTATTTTACCAAGCAAATTTGACAAATCATGGCCTATCCGTGAAGTACAATTCCATTATGGGTTTGCTAAAGGACCAATCTTGTCATTGACAAACTGGAATGAAGCCGATCCAATTGCTGACTTTGCAAAACAACTTCGCAAATCAGGTGATAAAGAAGATTGGCAATTAGCAAACAAAATTTCACCTAAGTCTCGTTTCTTTGCTGCTGTAATCGTACGTGGTGAAGAACATTTGGGTGCTCGTTTGTGGGAATTTGGTAAATTGACTCATGATCAACTTCTCGGCATTGCTGCTGATGATGATTATGGTGATTTTACAGACATTACAGATGGTAGAGATTTTACAATTGAAGCAACTGAAGACGTTATTGCTGGTAGGAAAGGTATTAAGTGTAATCTTCGCATTAAACCTAAAACCACCCCAATTTCAGAAGATGGTGCTTTAGTAACTAAGTTACTTGAAGACCAACCAGACATCTTAGGTATTAATCGTAAGTATTCTTATGATCAACTTAAGGATGTATTAGCTAAATGGTTAAATCCTGAAGAAGAAGCCGCTGCAACCGAAACTCCAATCGCATCTAAAGATGAAGATGAAGAAGACGATTTTATTGCTGAGATTAACAAACCAGTAACACCAGCTTACTCACTTGAAACACCTGCTGCTAAAACTAGCAACGCAGACAAATTTAATGACCTATTTAACGATTGATTGAATTCCCGGAAGGATTAATATTTATTATAAATAATAATAATGAATATTGATCTTTCCCCCCTTGTTGGGATTTACAAAATTATATCCCCTTCTAATAAAGTTTATATAGGACAGTCTATTAATATTAAAAATAGAAAAGAATCTTATAGAAGATTAGAATGTAAAAGGCAACCTAAATTATATAATTCTTTTCAAAAATATGGCTGGGAAAAACATCAGTTTGAAATAATAGAAAAATGTTCTATTGAACAATTAAATGAAAGAGAAACATATTGGAAGCAATATTATCTTAATCAATTAAATGAAAACTGGAATGAAGTTTTATTTTGTGGGTTATATGATAGTGGTGGAGGACCTAAATCTAAAACTTGGAAGGATAATATAGGTAAGGCAAATACTAAACCTAAATCTGAAGAATTTAAACAAAAAAATAGATTAGCTCATTTAGGAAAAAAACGCCCCCCTTATATAGGAGAAAAAATAAGTAAAGCTAATATAGGTAATAAAAAAACCCGAATTAAAATAAGAAAAGATATTGGAATTCCTAAATCTACTGAACATAAACAAAATATGTCATTAGCTAAATTAGGAAAACCATCAACAAATCCTAAAAAACCTATACTACAGTATAATTTACAAGGTAACTTTATTAAAGAATGGGTTAGTGGTTCCGAAATTCAAAAAACACTAAATATATCTCACGGTAATATAGTTAAATGTTGTAGAGGATTAAAAAAACAAATTGGTGGTTTTATTTGGAAATATAAAATAAATTAATTAAATTAAGAAAATGGCAAAAAGTAAAGACAGTCTCACATCAGCAGTATCTGAATCACTTAAAAAGTCTTTTGACATTGATGCCTTTAAGAAATCTAAATTTCTAGATCAAGCATCAAAGTTTAAAAAGCAAAGATGGATTCCATTTTCACCTGCTGTAGCTAATGCTCTATCCATTCCTGGAATTCCAATGGGACATGTTTCCATTGCCCGTGGAGGATCTGATACTGGAAAAACCACATTGATGATTGAAGCAGCAGTAGCTGCTCAAAAGATGGGCGTATTGCCCGTCTTTATCATCACTGAGATGAAATGGGATTTTGAACATGCTCAAAAAATGGGATTTCAACTTGAAGCCGTCCCAGACACAGAATCAGGTGAAGTAGTAAACTATAAAGGCTTCTTCCTGTATGTTGATAGATCATCTCTCAACACAATTGAAGATGTATCTGCTTTCATTGCTGATATCCTTAGCGAACAATCAAAAGGTAAATTACCATATGATCTATTGTTTCTTTGGGATTCTGTAGGATCAATTCCATGCGATATGAGTGTTAAACAAAATAACAACAATCCTATGTGGAATGCTGGCGCTATGGCTACGCAATTTGGTAATTTTATCAATCAACAGTTTCCATTATCGCGCAAAGAAAAGTATCCATACACAAATACATTCTTTGTAATTAATAAAACAGGTGTACAACCAGCACTTACTCCAATGAGTCAACCTCGTATGACAAATAAAGGTGGTAATGCAATGTATTGGGATGCCTCAATTGTAATTACATTTGGTAATGTAACTAATAGTGGTACTTCAAAAATACACGCACAGAAAGACGGTAAAAAAGTTGAATTTGCTAAACGTACTAAAATAGCAATCGACAAAATACATGCTGATTGTGGTGTAGCGACTTCATCTACTATTATTGTAACTCCTCATGGTTTTATACCTGACGAAGATAATGATATTAAGAGTTATAAGAAGGAATACGCTAAAGAATGGTTTGAAGGCATAACTAATGTTGATGATCTACAAATTGTTGAAGATACTAGCGAATGGGAAGAAAGTAGAAGCATATCCCCTATGATAGAGATAGATAGTGATGAGGTAGAATCTAAATAAACAAAATGAAGAGTAAATATGAACATTTACTCTCCAACGTGCAACCAGACTTTCGCAAAGAACTAAGTTCGATTTTAATCATAGACGGCCTCAATACATTTTTGAGGTCGTTTACTATGATTAACCATCTTAATAGTGATGGGCATCATATCGGCGGTCTTACAGGATTTCTTAAATCTATTGGTTATGCTATACGCATGTCTGATCCAACTAAAGTAGTTGTGATATTTGATGGTGTTGGAGGGTCAAACGCAAGACGAAATTTATATCCGGAATATAAGGCAAACCGCAATTCTAGCCGTATAACTAATCATAATATCTTCTCATCTAAAGATGAAGAGAGTGAAAGTATTAATAATCAAATATCACGTTTGATTCAATACTTACAATGTTTACCAGTTACAGTTATTAGTATTGATGGACTAGAGGCAGATGATATTATTGGTTACTTAGCTAATAAATTTCAAATACATGATGAAACTCAAAAGGTAACTATCATGTCTGCTGATAAAGACTTCCTACAATTAGTATCAGATAAAATTCATTGTTATTCTCCTACTAAAAAGAAAATATACACACCTAAAGATGTGTTAGAAGAATTTGGTGTTAGTAGTAATAACTTTCTTAACTATAAAATACTAATGGGAGATACATCTGATAATATTCCTGGTATTACTGGTTTAGGTCCTAAAAAATTACTTAAATTATTTCCCGAATTAATGAGTAATACTAAAGTAGAATTAGATGAAATCATTAGTTCATCAGCAGATAAAATAGATGAGAATAAACTATATCTGTCAGTTGTAGAAAGAAGACATCAACTATCAATTAATCAACAGCTGATGTCTTTGAATGGCAGTTTCTTATCACCAGAGAATAAACAATTAGTTAAAGATGCATTTAATAATTCATATGAATTAAATATACCGATATTTTTGCAGTTGTACCACAATGATAAATTAGGTGAAAGTATCCCTAATACATCATCGTGGTTAACTCAATTATTTGGTTATCCAAATTCTTTCAAATAAATTTAGGTTATGACAACATTAAGTAAATTAAATCAATATGGACCGGTATTTCAAGTAAAAGTATTAGGAGCTCTACTAACACAACGACAATTTCTAATTAACATTATCGATTCACTTGATTCAGAATACTTTGAATCATCAGCACACAAGTGGATTGTAGAATATATTCAAAAATATTTTGGACAATATCATACTACACCAACAGTAGAAACACTATCTATTGAGGTAAAGAAATTAGAGAATGAAGTATTAAGAATATCAATTGTAGAAGCACTTAAAGAAGCCTATAAAATGGCTGATCAAAGTGATCTAGAATGGGTTGAGTCTGAATTTAGTTCATTTTGTAGAAATCAACAAGTAAAGTCAGCTATCCTCAATTCAGTACAGCTACTTGAAATGAATGATTTTGATAGTATCCTTCAACTAATTAGTAAAGCTGTAAAATCAGGTGAAGATAAAACAATCGGTCTTGATTATAATTTAGATATTGAAGCTAGATATCGTGAAGATGATAGAAATACTATACCATTTCCTTGGCCTGTATTTAATGAAATAACACAAGGTGGGTATGGTAAAGGTGATCTAGTATTAGTATTTGGTAATCCTGGTGGTGGTAAATCATGGGCTGTAGCTGCTATGGGCGCTTATGCTGCATCGTTAGGTTTTAATGTAGTACATTATTCACTTGAATTAGGTGAAGGATATGTAGGTAAACGTTATGATGCTATATTCTCTGGTATTGATGTAGATAAACTAAAAGATCATCGTACAGAAGTAGATGAAATAGTGGGTAAAGTCAAGGGCAAAGTAATTATTAAAGAATACCCACCTAAGAGAGCATCATTTGACACGATAGAAGCACATCTGCAACAACTAGAGCATCAAAACGATTTTAAACCGGATATGATTATTATAGACTACCTAGATTATATGCGTACTAAAGGTAGAAAAGATCGTAAAGATGAAATCGATGATGTTTATGTAGCAGCTAAAGCATTTGGTAAAGAACGCGGCATACCCATTATATCACCATCACAAGCAAATCGTACTGCTGCTAAGTCTGACATTATTGAAGGTGATAATGCAGCTGGTTCATATGATAAAATCATGATTGGAGATATTATCTTATCATTAGCACGTAAACGCAAAGACAAAATTGAAGGTACAGGAAATTGGCATATAATGAAAAATAGATATGGAGCCGACGGAATGACGTTTAGATCTAGAATAAACACATCAAATGGATATATTAATATAGATGACAGCCCTGTTGATGATGACAACATTGAAACAAGCTCCAACAACAAACCTGTAAATGACTTTTCAGGAGTAGGAATTGAAGATAGACAAATGCTTCATAAGAAATTCTTTAAACTTGAAGGTTAGTTAAGGTATATACTATATTTATAACTACAACAATAAAATTTAAAATAAAAAAAATGGATGTAACACAAAGCATTCTTAGTGAGATTACTACTTACATGAAATATAGTAAGTATGTGCCTGAGAAGAAAAGGAGAGAAACATGGGAAGAATTAGTAACCCGAAACAAAGAAATGCATCAAGTAAAATTTCCCCAATTAAAAGATGAAATCGAAGAAGTTTACAAACTGGTATACGCTAAAAAAGTATTGCCTTCAATGCGCAGTTTGCAATTTGCTGGTAAGCCCATTGAGCTTAATAATGCTCGTATATTTAATTGCTCTTTTCTGCCTCTTGATGATTGGAGAGCATTTAGTGAAATAATGTTTCTATTATTAAGTGGATGTGGTGTTGGGTATAGTGTTCAAAACCACCATATTGATCAATTACCTGAAATTAAAATACCAACTAAACATAAACGTTATTTAATTGGTGATAGTATTGAAGGATGGGCGGATGCTGTTAGAATGCTTTGTAAAGCATATTTTACAGGTGCCGCGTTACCAACATTTGATTTTAGAGATATTAGAGCTAAAGGCGCTCAGTTAATTACTGTAGGTGGTAAAGCCCCTGGTCCTGAGCCACTAAAAGAGTGTCTATTTAATCTCCAGAAGATATTTGAGCGTAAGAAAAATGGTGAAAAAATGACCTCAGTAGAAGTACACGATATGGCTTGCCATATTGCTGATGCTGTATTATCTGGAGGTATTAGAAGAGCAGCATTGATTTCATTATTCGATTTAGACGATGAAGATATGCTAACGTGTAAGTTTGGTAATTGGTGGGAAGAAAACCCACAACGTGGTCGCTCTAATAACTCTGCCGTTGTATTACGTCATAAAATTACTGAAGAAGAATTCTTTAAATTATGGAAAAAAATTGAATTAAGTGGTAGTGGTGAACCTGGTATTTATCTTAGCAATGATAAAGATTGGGGAACAAACCCATGTTGTGAGATTGCTTTACGTCCTTTTCAATTCT